TTTATGTCATTCTCTATAAGAAAATTTTTAAAGAAAAATTCACCTCTTTGTCCGATAGAATTTGTGTAATTGATTTCCATAATGTTTTTATTAAATAAGTTATAGTTATATTATAACTTTTTTTAACCAATCAGTAAACGTGTAAACTCTATCCTGTAATTATGTGGATAAGTGACAAAAAAAACATCTTATTAAGAATTGATTAAGATGCTATAATATAATAGAAATTGCTAGATTAAGCAAAACCTGATAATTAGATTTTAAGTCCATGTCAAGAATCGTATTTTCGGGAAAACAGAATAATAGTTTAAAGGGTTTAAGACGCTAATATTTTGGTCGTCTTTTTTGTATTGGAGAAAATCATCTTTAAAATAAAATTGCTTACCAATGCCTGTAACTTCGACCTTACAAGCAGTGTTCTTTTAAGCCTTAGCGATAAGGTAAAGAAGCATGATTTTTTTCATAAACCAATACCCTTACCGGTGTTGGTAATCAATTTTAAATAATTTAATAAAAATAACAAAAACTTTTATGAAAAAAGTCACATCATTCCTTTTAACAGAGGGAGAAGCAATGAATAAATTTATTGAGGAAGCTAGTGCTAAAGAATCATTAAACCTAAATGTCTTTAATGACAAAGTGGTAATCGTGGCCGAGACCGATAAACTTTTAAGCGACCAGATTATTGCCATAGAAACTAAGTTGCTTACTTGCTTGAATAACAAGAACCACTACATCACAGTGGTTCAGCTAACTGATAAGAATCTAGAAGAACTTAGAGCTACAACCGTAAACCCAGACCAGACAGAAAGCTTTAATGAAGTATCTAATAAGCTTATCTCCCAGAAGAACGAAGCTATCGCCCAGATTAAAGTAAACACTGTTAGTATCAACGCCTACCAGACATTAATTGATGATTTAAGACTAGGTCGCCCTACTGTTGTCAGTTTAGAAGAAGAGGATTTAATCAAACCAGTTGCTAAAGAAGCCGCTATTACTATTCCAGTTAACGAAAGCAAAGATGATAAATAAGCTAAGGCTTAACTTTATGTCAAAAGATATTAATATAGAGTTCACGGAGGAAGAAGTAAGATTGATGGTTGGTTTCTTTGAAGATATAAAAACCCATTGGAGAGGTCAACCTAATAAAGCCTTACTCGTCTTAGAGGGTTTAATCTTAAAGCTAAAAGTTCCTTTACTTGCTAGAGATAGTAGAATAAAGAAAATGTTTGGAAAAAAATAATTTATTGTCGGTTAATCTCCGATTAATATAAAACAGCTCTTCGTCTTACCTAGGTAATGATGTAAGGGGATCGGGGAGGAAACACTCCCTGAATGGTGGAATAGTGCAACGGTAGAACAGTGGGGTGGAGTAAATGGTTTACGCAAACTTTTGAAAAGCACCACCGACTTGGGTTCGACTCCCAATTCCTCGTCAAGTTAATAATTAAACTTAAATTTATGGAATCATATCAAGCTAAAGTGGTTTGCACTAATTGCAACCATAGACAGAATTTGGTTATTAAGAAAGGTATAGCGATATCTATGCTCGTTTGTCCTAACTGTGGATGTTTTGGAGTAATCAACGACCCAAAGCATTATTCCGATGAAGAGTTAAAAAAACAGCAGGAGTTTATAGATAAAATAGAACTCAGCATTTCTAGCCCTGATGAACTTATCTCATTACATAAAGGATTCAATATTTCAAATATAAAGTTCAATCTTCGTGGCATTTGTTCTTATAATTATTATATTAATTACAGAAGAGTTGCTAGCACTTGTTTAGGTAATAAAAAGTTTGAAGATCAATTAGAATTCGAGAAGCGAACTGGGTTAAAGGTTAGAGAATAATTAATTATATGCCAGGAAAGAAAACAAAACCTAAAACTGTTAAATCTGTAATGGACTCCACCACCTTAAAGCAAGAGATATTTTGTCAGGAATGGGTTGATAGTATTGGCAACGGAACTATAGCCGCTTTAAATGCTTTTGATATTATTGATAAAGATTTATTTGATAAAGAATTGCCAGAGAAGCCTAAGAAAAGAGCAGATGTAATTAAATGGAATAAAGAATTGATAGATATAAGTAAGAGAAAAAAAAGAGCAATGAATACTGCGGCAGTAATGGCCACTGAATACTTAAGAAAACCTAATATTGCTAAGCGTATTGATGAGATACTAGAAGAGAGAGCTTTTAATGATAATGCGGTTAAGAGAGAACACTTTAAATTGGTGGCTAATTCCAAAGATGAAGTTAAGATAAGAGCTATTGATTCTTATTATAAGTTGAAAGGAAAATTTGTTGAAAAGATTGACCATACTACTTTAGGAGAAAAGATTGAAGGTATTAATTATATAATCCCAAATGGCAACGATAAACATAACACCAACATTAAGACAGCATGAAGTCTACCAAGCTCTTCAAAGTAAAGACGAAATATTTTATGGTGGAGCGGCTGGCGGAGGAAAGAGTTGGCTTATATGTGAGAGTAGATTAATAAACTGCTACCTATACCCAGGTTATCGTTCATTTATTGGTAGAGAAGAGTTAACCAGATTAATGCAGTCAACCTATCTTACTTGGATGAAAGTTTGTAAGTATCATAAAATACCATCAACTGATTGGCATTTGAATGGCCAATATCATTATATACAGTTTAACAATGGAAGCCGGATAGATTTACTAGATTTAAAGTTTCTTCCATCTGATCCATTATATGAAAGATTTGGTTCGTTAGAGTTCTGCGATGGTGCTATTGATGAAGCTGGGGAAATAAACTTCTTAGCTTATGATGTATTAAATTCTAGAATTGGTCGTCATATGGTTGATATAGTAAGGCCTACACTACTTTGCGGTGGCAATCCTAAGAAGAATTGGACTTATAGATTGTTTTATAAGCCATGGAAACTTGGGACTTTATTACCGGGTCAAGCCTTTATTCAAGCAAAGTATTCCGATAATCCTTTTATATCAGAGTCATATGGTAAACAACTAGATAAGCTTAAGGATGGAGTTATGAGGTCTAGACTTAAGGATGGTAATTGGGAGTATGAAGACGATAATAATTCTATGACTAGTTTTGAAGCAATAAATAGTTTATTCAGTAATACCATTAAACCATCGTCAGAAAAGTTCTTAATAGTTGATGCGGCAAGATATGGAGGAGACTTAATTGTTTTTAGTTTCTGGTCAGGTCTTAATTGGTATAAAGTAGTTTACAAGACTAAGCAGGGATTAGATAAAACTGCTGATGACATTATAGAGTTTGCCAAGCAAGAGAAGATACCATATGAGAATATATTGATTGATGAAGATGGTGTTGGTGGTGGCTTAGTTGATGATAAAAGGTTAAGAGGTGTTAAAGGTTTCATGGGTAATCGTTCTCCATTAGTTAATCCTAATCCAGCTAACCCAGATCAACTTAAACAAAACTTTGGTAATTTACGCGCTCAGTGTTGCTATAAGATGTCTGATATAATTAATGAACATAAAGCAAGTGTTAGTTTCACTGACGAGAAAGCCAAAGAATTATTGGCATCTGATATTGAACAATATAAAAAGAAGAACCCTGACTCCGATAAAAAGCTTTATATTATTGATAAGAAAGAAATGAAAAAAGAGTTAGGCAGAAGTCCTGATTTTGGAGATTGTTTCATGATGAGAATGTGGTTTATATTAAAGGAGTCAGCTGATAAGCAAGACGAGTATCAACAGAAACCTTATGAGCCAAGTAGTGACTATGAAGATGCAGGACAAATAAATAACAATTTATACCCAGAAAATAACAATCCGTTTATAAATAATAACGAGTCGGTGGTCCAAGATAATTATAAGCAAGCCCCATGGAATGGGTTTGATGAAGAATAAATAATATGCCAGTATCAAAACGATTAGGAGAAAATTTATTAAAGACAGCGCTTATACAGCTTAAGGTCTCAACAGACTATAAGGCTAAGCGTTTTGTTAAGATTAATGAGGCTATCGCTTTGCTTGATGGCGATACTAAAAAGAAACTAAGAACTCAGTTTAATGTTCCATTGCCAGTGCTTCAAGGTTTGTTTGAAACTTTCTTAGGAGACTTAGACGACCCAGTTACTATTAAGATTAAAAATAACGCTGGTAAGAACTTCCAGGCTATTAAAGGTATTAACGAAGCTATTAACATTGCTAAGAAGTCATTAAAAAATAATGCTCTATGGGATTATAAAGACCGTGCTAGTCGTAAGTTTTGTGGTGCTACTGGACGAGCTGTCTTAAAGTCTTGGTCAGTTGCTAACCCATATCAAAACAATTTGGAATGTGTTGACCCTCAGGAGTTCCATTGTCAACCTAAAGGTGGTGGCATTTTAGAGCGCCATTTGTTCTGTGGAGAAGAGGGCATCTTTAAAACCAAAGATGAATTAACTAAAGGCGCAGAGGACGATTACTACATTAAAGAGAATGTGGACGAACTGTTAACAATCATTGGCGACAATGAATACCAACAGAAATTAAGTGAGGCCAATGAAGCTAGTATGACTCGCTTTAAGTCTTTAGGGTTAGACCCTGACTCTAATAATTATGTTGGAGAAGTTACTGTTAACCTTTGCGAGTGGAATTTAACTAAATACGGTAAGAGATACCATTTACTATTTGACCCTTGGAATAAGATTTTATTAAAAGCTGATGAGTTGAAAGACTTAGAACCATCTGGCTTATACCCTTATACTTCTTACGCTACTCACGAAGATATTAAGGTTTTCTGGTCAACTTCAATGTTGGCTGACATCTTAATGCCTATTGCTAAGTCCATCATTGATTTGTTTAATCAAGACTTAACCAATAGACAGAAGAGAATGATGAACGCCAAGTTGTATGATAAGGACATGATCAAGAACGTGGCCAAGCTCGATGAAGCTCAAAGCCGTCCTGATTGTTTAGTCCCTGTTGATACATTTGGCGGAGCAAGACGTTTGAGTGAGGCTACATATGCCTTTCAAACCCCTGAAATGTCAGGCACAGTCGATTTAATCTCTTGGCTTGATGAATTTACAGGAAAAGCTACAGGTATCTACCAGAACGCTCCTAGCAAGGGGGGAAAGAAGAATAATAACATCGTCTACGCTGAAATTCAGCAAATGACTAAGAGAGTAGATTATCGCTCCCACTCCTATCAAGAATGTTGGGGCCAAGTCGCTCTTCGCTTCATTTCTGGACTTAAAGAAAACTTAACTGATAAAGAAGCTTTAGATATGTTGGGTCCTGAACTTGGTTTCGACTTTGTTAAACAATTAAAAGAAGTTCGGATTGACAAAGATGATATTGAAATTATATCAACTAAAGAACAAGCCCAGGAAGATGCTTTACGTAAAGCTCAAAAGGAAAAGGCGTTAAGTTTATTAGGACAAGACCCTGGAATTAATCCTGACTGGAAAAGACGACATTTACTATCGGACATTGGAGGTTTTGAACAAGACGAAATTGATGATGCTTTAGATATTCGAGGTCAAGGTAAGGAGCAAGACCAACTTAGTTCTGCAGATGATGCTATTAAAGATTTGATTAAAGGAAAAGAGCCAGAAGTTTGTTGGCACGCTACTACGATATTTTTAAGAAAGATTATGGACTTTGCCGTTGGTCATAAACTGTCACTCGATGATAAATTCCCTAAATTTATTCAATTTGCTGAAAAGCACAACGAAATAGTAATGGAGAATATGATGCAACTCGCACTGAGAACCAAAGCTTATCAACCACCAGCTCAGCCAGGAGCCACCCCTCCTAACCAACCAGGTGCTCCTACCGGAGCCCCAGGAGCACCTGATGGCGGAGGATTTGCCCAAAAGACACCCGAGCCAACAATGGGAGGTGGCCAACCCACTCCCGTAGAAGTTTCACAACGATAACTTTATGATGGAAGTCAAGAAAAAACTTAATACACTTCGAAAGCGAGAGGACTGGGATTCAAGTGCGTTGGCCGTATTCAATGAATGGGACAAGCAACTTGATGAGCTCGAACTAGAAAAAAACTATTTAGAACTTCCTCAATCAATTGCGATCGCAAATCAATTGGTCGATAAGTTACAAAACATTCACGAGGAATTGCTTACTAATCGAACAATGTCAGTAGACCAAAGAGAAAGTTTGTTTAACTTAAAAGATTTAACAGAAATGTTATTGTCACATTATTCTTTAGAAGAAAATAATAAAAAAATCTCTTCCATTGAGAAAGAGATAGAAGCTAATTAAAATTATATGATTAAGCCAATTAAAAAACCAAACGCTGGTGTTGCTAAAATGGGTTCTAAAGGAGCCGTTCCAACCAAAGCAAAAGAAATGGTAAAGCAAGTTACAGGTGGTAAGAGAGTTATGCGCGGTATGAAAGCTCCAATGACTAAAAATGGCGTTAAACCAAACATTCCTATTATGGATAGCTCTGGCCCAGATGACCGCACAGGTTCAATGACCGGTGCTCCATCTCCAGCAGAAAGAGCTAAGTTAAAGTTTAAAGATTAATTTATAAACTAATTACAACTAATAGTTACAACTAATAGTTACAAAAGTATGTCCGTAAAAGTATTTCACAAAGTAGCCGTTCCAACTCACGGCATGGTAAGAGAATTTAGCGAAGAGTTACATGGTAAAGATTATAAGGAAATTGCTAAGAGTTATGTAGCAAACTATCCTCATAATATTGCATCTGTTGAGGGTTTAGATATTAAACCAGCTAAGTTAGATGCTACTGGAAAAGAATTGTCAGCTAGAGATTTATTAAAGGCAAAGGCTGAGTCTCTAGGTATTCCATTCGCAGCGAATATTTCTACTGCTAATTTAACCGCTTTAGTTGAAGCTAAAGAGGCCGAAGAAGCTAAGTAGTTTTAGATATTAGTTTGGCGTTTCCACTCGCCTGTCGCAAGACGAAACAAGGATTTGAGGGCGTTTACCTCATTGTTAATAAATAAACTGCGCTTCACACTGCGCATTAAAAAGGAATTATATGGGTAAAGAATTAGATGAGATGGAAAAAGATGCCTTAGAGTTAGGTATAACTACTGAGGATGACGAAGAAGAGTCCGAAGAGGAAGAGGAATCCGAGGAGGAATCCGATGAAGAAGAATCTCAATTCGAGGACGATGAGGAAGAAGAGGAGGAAGAGGAATCCGAGGAGGAGGAAGATTCCAAATCTAAAAAACCAAAGGGAAGTATTTACAAGGAATTTAACCAAATCCGTAAAGAAAATC